CCTGTTACAGATATTCTATACCAACCATTTGTAACGTACTCTATATTAGCTTCTCCAGCAGAGTTGTTTACAACAGTGCCAGTATCCAAGTTAAATGAAGCACTACCCCAAGTATCGTATGGAGCAGAGTTTCTAGCTTGAAGTAGGTTTATCTCATTCCCACCATTAGCCTTTGCGTATATTGAGAACGTAGTTTTAGTCGCACTGTAAGTAGACACAACTTGCTCAGTGTATTTAACTGTAAGAACTTCTGATGAAGCAATTAAGTTGTCAGCCTCTAGCTTACCGTTTGGAGCTATAGAAGAATTACTCTCTATTAATACATTCGCTTTAACGTGTAAGGATTGAGTAAAGTCGGAGTTATATCTATAGAAATTTGAATTATCTCTTTCAATTTTATAAGAAACCTTATCTCCTTCGTGCTTCCTTTTCGGTTCATCTACACCTATAGGTGACAACTGCCCATTTGAGAGTTCACTAAATGAATCTGAATACCTACGAAAAATAGCTGATGTAGCTGGTTTTATTAATTGTATATTCTGTACCCTATCTGCAAACGGTATCATTACTAGTGATGGTTGCTTCATTTTCTTTCTTTTTTAAGTATTTCTTTAGTTTTAATATATTAGCTTCTTTAGGCTTATATATACTTGCTTTCTTTTTTAGACTCATAATATTAAATATACCAACCTCCTGTGTAATTAACTTCTTTATCTGGATACATATCCTCAGAACTATTCTGACTGTACTCAGTAAACTTATTACTGTTTAAGCACATATAATCAAGAAATCTTTTTGTATAAAACTCAGCTGTGTCACTCATTCTCTGAGCTAGATAAGTAACCTCATCTTTAGATACGGCTTCAGCATTTTCAGCTGTGTGCTTATGTAACCCTCCATTCTTTAATGTAAAGGCACTGTAAGGCAGTATCGTTGCTTGAGTGTACCAAACTAACATAGGTTTAATGAACTCGTCTAACAAGTTCTTATAATCAGCGTTAGCCTCATCGTTAATAGTTCCGTCTACTATACTGGATTGTAATTTCTTATATAGCTTACCTCCTAAGTAGTTTTGTATATGTATGTCTTGTGCGACCTCAATATATTGAACTATCTTACTAGAATCTACGTTTCCGTCTATTAGTGACTTCTTTTTCAAGTCAGCTACACTTATAAATAATGCTTTTCTTGCCATCTTATTCTTCTTCGTCTGTTGGTTGAACTTCCTCTAATACTACTTCTATTTCCTCTAACTCAGGAGTCTCACTAAGCTCGACTTGTGAACTTAGTTTCTCTCCAGTTTCTTCCTCTCTTTTTACTTTAGTAGATATGTTTTCTAATTCAGTAAACTCGATAGGTTGTAATGTTACAAAGTATAAATCTAATACAATCTCATTAAATAACAATATGTCGTTAAGAGCATCTATAATCTCATCCTGTATTGGTCTGATGATCACGTTATCCATAAGTACAGCAGCAGTTCTTAATTCCTCTGCATTGTTACCGAATCCAGTATTATCTTTAATACCTAATAGAATAGGAGATACAATACCATGACCTAACATAATCTTCTGAGTAGCTTCGTCACTCATAAATTGATACTGTGCGTGAGCATCTGGTAAGTGAATTGGCTCTATATCAGCCTTTGTTTCAGCAGACTCATTAAATGCAATAATAAATTTACCAGCATTTGAACTACCTGAGAACTTATCGTATATCTTACGCTCTAAAGCAGCTTGAGTTTCTTCTGATGGTGTACCGTTATTAAAGTTAATTAATAAAGACGGTTGTAAACCATTCTTGATATTGTTAATATGATAGTTAGATACTTCCTCTTCTAAAGAGCAGTATTGTAAGCATCCATTATAATCTACTGGAGCATAGTAATAGAATCCACTTCTGTAAGGCTTAATTACATAAAGCTCGTTGTGTTGACCTTTAGTACCGTTACTGAACGTAGGAATCCTTTTAGGTCTATCTGTAGCTTTTAATTCACTCCATTTTGGATGAAAGTAGTAAGCACCAATAACTCCGTCTTTACCACATTTCTCAGCTCTAAGAGTTTCCATAGGAAAGTGAGACACTTTTAATATCTTAGTCTTTCTTTTGTTATACGACACCTGTATAGCAGCTTGACCTAGCATCTTATAATCGTGTGCTATTCTTTTAATCTGCTTCTTAGGTAGTAACATCTTCATCTTTAAATAACCTTCTGGGTTATCCTCTCTATTAGTTGCCTCTAATCCTCTACCAGAAATCATATCAACGATACCGTTAATACATCTTGAATTAGTAGGTGAGCCTAAATAATTATCTATCAATTTCTTGAAGTAGTCGTTGTTTTCACCGTACTCAACCCAATCCTTATTGTAAACTTCTTTTACAACAGGTGTTTGGTATCCAGATAAGTTAACTACTCTTACATTATTACTTTCCATATTTCTTTTGTCTATAGGTTTATAACGAATTAATTACATTACGTTACTGTGTACCATTCATAGTTAGTGTATTGCCCTGTAACTCCATCGTATCTAGTTAATAGAAAGTTTACCCCATCTACAGTTGTTGCCTCTGTTGTGTACTGGTATACTGACCCCTCTGAATCAGGGTCTAACTGTACGGTTGTTAGGTTTGAATGAAATACAATTCCACTATTCCATCCATATAACCTTCTTAGTAGGTCGTCTCCAGCTGCAATTAACACTCCGTCACTGTAATCATAGACGTGTCTTTTTATACTTATTGAGGAAGTTTTAGAGCTATCCCATCGAACGTCCGAGTTAGGGTCATTAACCTTATCGTCAAACCAAGTTAAGAACGCTGACCAGTCCCTAGGTTTAGCTTCATAAGGAGATGTTACTATTCCTACTGGAAACATCTCAATAAACTTCAAGTAATCCGTATCCTTAACAACTTCAACATGGGTAACTATATTATCTGTGCTTCTTATTAAAGCCCAATCACCAGCAGTGTTTCTAGCTATAAAATGATATCTATCCCAATCACTAGTACTACCGTCCATTATAGGTGTTCCTGTTATATCTTTGTATAAGCTCATACCTACAGTCCAATCAGTTACAGAGATCTCTTTAAACACTGAAGCGTCACCAGTACTAACTACTGATAACTCATCATTCTGTATTAATCTAACTATAAGATCACTTGCTTGTTGGTCTTGACCTCCAGCGAAGTGATAATGTGTACCTTCAAGTTCAGGTGTATTAGCTAATAATGTTGGATTCCATCCAGTTGGGTTTCCATTATTGGAATCAAAGTCGTATGAATGAACTACAACCTCCTCTAAAGATGTTGGAGTATCCTCGAACTCACCATATTCAAGTGTTCTAACCTTAAAGTCACCTAGAACATTTGTTGTGGTCTCAATATATCTGTCAACACCATTACTTCTCATTTCACCTTGACCGTTATTGTCTTGATCAAACTTTATAGCGAAGTCACTTATAACTAGTTCACTAGTGCTTCCACCTGTTCCCCCAGTACCTCCAGTACCTCCAGTGCCTCCTGTTCCTCCAGTACCTCCAGTTCCAGCATCAACGCTTCCATCTCCTTCACCTTCAGTGTCATCTTCACTTTCATACACGTAGTAATCTCCAGAGTGATCGTACTGTGAGTAGAAGTTCACAGAGTCTAATTCACCTCTAAACTTAACTATATCCCTATATAAAGGAATGTTTCCGTTAAATATAATAATTGATAACGTTGTGTTAGATTCTATAGATGATATAAATGGTGCGTCTTCAAGAACTAGTATAGCTTGTTCTCCAGCGGTATAATTTACATTTCCAGCACTTAACTCTAGGGTTTGTTTTTTCTCTTGATTTATAATCCAAGCACCACTAGCAGTACCCTCTCTTCCAGAGATCTGCATAGTTATTGTGGGTAAATCGTTTATGTCTAGTATATTCATATCTATATAACGAGAATTTTAATTAATTGTTCCTTAACTATAAGGNATAAAAAAAGAGGTACATTTCTGTACCCCCCTTAATATTAAAGTATTAACAATTCCTATGCGTTCATAAGAGCAGTGTCAATAACAAAACCAGCAGCATCACCCATAATAGCTGAGTCGATGAAAGATGAAGGAGATAATTCTTTACCTTCAAATGTAATGTTATATCCATTTAAATCTCCCATTGCAGAACCAGTTGATGTAGAAACAGAAAATTCAACACCGTTTTGCGCTCCAGCGATACGGAAATTACCATTATAATCTTCAATGATTACATGAGGTCTTCCGTAAGAAAGAAGTTTTAATTGTTTTTGAGATGCAGCATCTTGCACTTTAAGTGAGATAGCACCTGATTGAGTCCAGAAAGAAGTTCCGTTATCTCTTGAGTTTTCGTTAGTCTCCTCAAAAGAGTTGTTTTCACCTCTTAACTCAAATTTGTATGTAGTAATAGCAGAACCAAGTCCTGTAATCTCATCGTCAGAACCAAGAGTTAAAGCATCATACATTGCAGAGTTAAAGTTTGCAATATATAAGTTTCTCAATCCACCAACGCTTTCTTTACAAGCCTCTACTCTACCACCAGTAAAATCACAAGCCATAGTTTTAGTTTTTAAGTTATTATTATTATTATTAATATAAGGGAGGTTTTACCCTCCCCTATTAAGGTTGACTACGCAGAGTAAAGAACGATCTCAGATCCGATACCAAAGTTTACAGTTGCAGTATATCGTAAAACGATACGTACATTTTGTGAACCATCGATGTCAGCCATGTCGATAACTTTAGCTACATTCTTGTCATTCAATAATCCAGTACCATACATAAGGTTTCCAGATTGTGCAGCGATCATTTTGTCAGCTGGCATACCGTTAGATACAAACAATTTAACTCCTTCAAAATCAAGAGCAGTCTGTCCTACGTGGTATAAATCTTTATATCCTAAAGCAGCTTGCGCTCTAATGTAAGCACGAGCAGTTGATGGAGAGATATATACAGATAAATCTTCTTGTCCATAAACAGTAGTTGGAATAGCATCTACTACTTTACCTAATTCAGCGATAACGTTAGAAGCATCGATAGTTGTACCAGCTACATCGACTACATCAGCATCAGCAGCAGCTAAAGCGATAAATCCATCAAATTCACCAGCAACAGCATCAGCTCCACCAAAGATAGTGTTCTCAATCTTCTCAGCTACTTTAGATACTACGTGTCCTAAAAGATAGTCAGAAAAAGCTGGAGGAATAGAGTCGTGTGCGCTCATTCCCATAGAAATTGCATCCCAATCGTCTCTGAAGTCTTGCTTACAAAGTTGTAAGTTTACTTGAAATTCTTTTGGCTCTAAGTAACGCTCAGTAAGAGTTACTGTAGAAGTTGCATCGAAATCGCAAGTTCCATCAGCTACTAAATCGTTAGTTGAAAGTTTCTTGATTACTTGTTTGAATTTTACATTCGGTTTTACTGTAACACCACCATTTTCGATAGTATTTGCAGAAAGCAAAGCGGCAGAGATAAAACCTTGTAGTTTTTCTCCAGCGTAGCTCGTTGTAATTGAAGTTGTTGTTGCCATTTTTAGCGTGTTTAAATTAATTAATTAATATTCTTATTTAAATAGTTTTGCGAAAACTCTGTCTTTTGTAGTTGCTACTCTACTCTGAGCGTACAAGTTGTTAGACTTTGCTTCGACTTCTTGTTCTGGTGAGTGAGAAATTTCCTCTACCTCTTCAGATAATTCTACCTGTTCAGATAACTGAGCTGGCATTTCTTTGTAAGCCTCTTGCTTCTCCTTTAATAACGATTCGATCATAGACATCATTTCATTTTTAAGTGAACTTAGTTCTTCTGACGTTACGTAAGCTGGAGCAGCTTGAACTTCCTCTTCTGTAGTTTCGTCTTCAGCTAACTCTACTTCTTCAGAGATTTCTTCTGTTACCTCTTCAGATAACTCAACCTCTTCAGTTGCTTCGATAACTTCTTCAGATACTTCAGACAATTCTTCTTGTACCTCTTCAGATACTTCCTCAGTAAGCTCTACTTCTTCAGTTGCTTCAGGAGCAGCTTCTACAGCCACTTCTTCTACTACTTCTTCAGTAAGCTCAACCTCAGTAGTTTCCTTTTGAGATGATAGAAAAACGTTTTGCAGCTTTTCTAATAATTCTGTTGCTTTCATAAATTTAAAGTTTTAATATTAGTATAACGAATAAGAAATCACCTGTTTTAATTATAACTGATAATCAGTTGATTCCGTACTCTCGGTTGTTGATGTACTCGTATTTACTACTGTAGAAGACCCCTGTCCTGTTAAAGAACCTATCCCATGTAGGATAGCACTATAGCTATCCTTACATTTACAGTTTTTCGTTGTGTAAGTATTTTTACACTTGCAATAGTATGCTCTCATATTATTAAGGTGTGTTAGTTACTAAGTTTGCATTTACAAAGTTATACCCTGTTAAATCAGCGTTTCCTTCTATGTCTGTTGCAATTGTCACACTAGTCTCGACCTCGTAATAATGAGTTGGAGCTGTAGTTAAGGTGACTAGGTTTTGGGTTGCTCCTGAGTTATATATATCTGATATGTTAGCAGCCTGATTAGTATCCCATATAGCTATTTGATTTATAATACCACCGTAATAGTTATTATGGACGTTAGAGGCTCTACCAATTCTAAATATATTATTAGAAGGATTTGCTCCACTTATAACACCATCATAACCGCTATTACTAGCTACACCTATATTAGATTTAAGTACGCCATCAATATATATGTTAAATCTACTGTAATAATCAGATGAATCTGCTGGTACAGAACCTGTAGTTCCACCGTCAAATGTAACCATAACGTGTTGCCACTGATTAGCTGTAAAAGAATTACCTGCTACAAGAATGATGTTGTTATAAACAGTACCATAGTTCAGTACTAATGTTGTACCACCCTGTTGTTTTAACGTAATAGCTCCACCATTATAATCATCTCCAGCTCCATATACCATAAGTGTTTGTGTTGCTGTTGAAGAATTAGGATTAACCCACATAGATATAGTCCATGCTGATCCATCACCATTAGTAGCTCTTTCAAGAGCATTTATATTAACAGGATTACCTTGAAGGTAACTACTAGTACCGTCAAAACTTAGGGACTTTGTATTAGTGTATGAAGCATCTTCCGCTACATTTACTGTCACTGCGAAGTCTACAGTACCACCAATAGCGTTACCAGCTTTACAGTTCACTATAAATACATCGTGACCCCCACTATGAGTATAAGCTGGAGCTGTTCCTGATAATACACCTGTATTTTGGTTCAGTAGCATCCAAGAAGGAGCGTCTAATTCTACATATTGATTTACTATATTATCTGAACTTACTATTTGATAGTTTAATACATCTCCTTCAGTTACTGTTACAGTTTGATCTACTACAGTTGGTACGAAGTTAACGTCAGGTTGTGAACCTTGAGATATAACTTGCTTAGATATTACAGGTATAGAATAATAAGCTCTATTACCTCTTACACCAAAGTATAAGTGTACACTAGAACCTACTACAGGATCAGCCTTAGCAGTTGCTACTAGTTCATCTTGATCTTCAGACCATAATTGTAACTCTCCATTGATAGTAAATCTTAATGAGAACATTCCCTGAATTGTTCCTGCTCCACCTCTTCGATACTGATTTAAACTAGCTGAATAGAAATATTCTCCTGCTGCCGTATTTGCGTTCCAATCTGAAACTCCTACTGAGGTATCTAGTACTATAGCTTCGTTAGTCTGATATTTGAATGTATTATCTAGCTGCTCCTCTGCGGTTAATACTCCACTTGATGCTGCTGTATAGTTAGTTCCAAAGAAGTCACCTTGACCAACTTCGTCTAACATGAACATGAGTTTCTCACCTTTTTCTATAGAGATAGCACTCTTTAGTACTGTATGGTCTAATATTCCGTTAATGATACCAGCCTCAGTATTTGCAAAGTCATGTACAATATCCCAGATGTAATCTACATTGTTAATTATTCCATTAGGTAATACACCATTTACCCAAGTATACATTTGTATATTGAAAGATGTAACTGCTAAAGCTATAGTAGTCTTAGCTACTGCCACTTCTGTTGCACCACTATAATCAATTAATGTTAAGTGACCATCATTGTCAAATCTAATTCCCATAGCGTTTCCATTAGACACTACATACTTAGAACCTGAATTAGTAGTAAGTAATGTACTGTTAGAGCCTGCTATAAATCCACCTGCATAAGTAAATGATGTACCCCAATTAGAAGCTGTATTAGCTCCACCATTGTAAGCTATAGGTGCTTCTGCACCATCCCATATACCTAATATTAAGTTAGAGCCTCCGTGACTTTGAAAGTTCCATTTAAACTCTGAACCTTGCTCTAGTGCTTGACCGAAGTAAAAAGGTAGTTGACCAGATACTGTAGAGTCATTTGTAGATGTATTTACAGGGTCATTAGCATTTGTTCCGTAAGATATATTCCAGCCTGAATTAGAAGCTAATCCGCTTGATCCATTAACCATGTTAGTCATGTCAATAGTAATTATACTAGAATCATTCATAGTAAGGTCTAAGTTAGAGCCGTTAATAGCTCCACTGTCCACAAATTTATTCTCATCTACACCTAAACTAGTTACGTCTACTGTAAATGAAGTTCCGTCTTCTAGTGTAATAGTCAAGTCATCACCACTTAATACAAAGTCAGTTACAGGATTGCCTCCACCTGAAGCAAAGCCTACTGTGTTAGTAAATACGTTATTTAGCTGTATGATAGCCTGATTTAATACTGAGTTCACAAATGATCCGTCAATAGAAGTACCTGCTACAGGTGTAATAAATTGAATCTTATCCGATCCTTTAAGTAATACTTTAATATCTGAACCAAATGCTACAGCTTGTAAGTCATTTACTTTGTAAGGGTTTACTCTCTCTCCGTTAACACCTTCGTTAATTACTAAGTTACCTGTTAAATCTACACTTATATCTACGTAGTTTAATTTAGTAGTATGGTTGGAGAATGGTAATTCAAAGTAATCTCCGTTAAGAGGAGACTTAACACCTTTTTCTCCTATAGACATATACGAGTTATCTCCTAGTGATACATATAGATTAGATAAATCTACTTCACTAAAGTCAATAGCGTAGTCTTGTCCAATAAATCCAACATCATCTATTTTAATTATATTCTTTTCATTGTAAGGTAGATCACCTACAGCACTTGTGATTAGTAATCCAATATGATCTGTATTAGACCCTATACCAGTGTAGTGTACCTGAGTATCTAATATCTCAGCAATAAATCTAAATGCTGGGTTTAAGGATATAATTGTACCTAAAAGGTCATACGCTTCGTTAATCTGTATGGATGCTTTTGCGTCTCCTGTGTTTCCGATACCGTTTAATTCAGACCTGTTATTGTCATATAATCCACAATCTCTTAAAATAGAGTTAGCAGCTCCCCAAGCACAGAATCCAGCGTTCCAGTTACCATTTACTTCGTTCTGGCTAAACTTGTTGTTTATACCTCCAATAACCAATAATCCGTTGTTAGCGTTGTAAGATGATACATTCATTGTAGAAGTAATGTTTTGAGACCCTCCTAACGATCCAGCAGCAATATAAATACCACTCTCAATATTATGCATTGATTGGTTTCTTGATAATACTCCACCTCCATTTATACCACAATCCTGTATTCTAATACCTCTAAGATTCTGAGTTACCGTATTTCCAAATACAAGCACCTGAGTTGCTTCTTCAATTCTCATTGCTCCACCGTTAGAGGCGTTGCTACCAGCATAAAAAGCCTGTAAGTCTACAGCACTAGAGTCATAACCTAATACACCACCAGCTTCAGCTACTACAGTACTTAAACCTGTACCATTCCATCCGTTGTTCTTAAATGTACAATCCTCTATAGATACCCTTGCAGCTTTCTTGATGCGTAATCCGTAACCTCCAGCATTATGAAACTCTATGTTATTAAATTCAAGTGTCTTTGTGTTGTCTCCGTCATAAAATAATATATCTCCATTAGATACGTCAAAAGATGCGTATTTAATCTGCGAGTGCTGCGCTCCGTAAAAACTTAAACTATGAGGTAATACAATTTCAGCGGTCACTATGTTAATCCCTTTTATAGATATAGTTTCTCCGTCATTAGAGTTGTTTACAGCGTCAGCAATTGTAGTCCAAGGCTTCAAAGTTGAACCTATTGATGAACCAACGTAATCAGGGTCTACGTATTGATCGTACTCAGATAAAGCTGCGTTCTCTATATCAGATACTTTAACTGCTGTATCTTCAATCTTATCGAAGGAAGTTCCATTGTATCTTATTTGATCGTTTACAGCGTAACTAACACCATTATAAGTTCCAGCTACAGTTACGAAATACCAATCCCCTGAATTATAGCTAGGTACAGATACATCAGGTGTATTACTAGATGCGTCCCAAATTCCTTTGTAAACTCCACTTATTTCGGCTAATATTTTCCCAAATTCAGCATTTAAGTACTCTAAAACCTGAGTTCTATCCATACCTAGAGTAGCCACTAACTCTACGCCATCTTTATTCTCTATTCTGTTTATATTTAGCTTTCTAAAGAATGTAGCGAATCTACCGTTCTTTCTCGGTACAATACTCCTTAATATTACCCTATTTGAAAGGTTAGGGTGCGCCACTGCCTCAACAGACAGTAGGGGTTTACTTCTTACAGTAGAGTTGTCAAAGTGTATTCGAGCATCATTAAGATTACCGTATATTTGTATATTTGCCATATTATTTGTTTTTTATTTATTAATGTATAATGTAAAAGCTAGTACCTCTAAGTCAGTATCTACAGTAGAGTTTATCTCTAAGACAAAAGACCCTGAGTCAGCTAAAGTTGATCCACTTAATGTTGAACCTACGAAAGCTGTTATAATTGCTTCGTCAGAATAATCTACATCAGCTCCTTGCGTCATGTTGAATAACTGAGTTTCGACAGGGAAGCCTGTTAAGAAAGG